ATAGCAAGTATATCTTCGGCTTTCTGTCCACTACCAGCAGGGGAGGCTGGTGTTTGGACTGGTGCAGTTGGAGTTGCACCCATCTCTTCAGGTGTAGCGACCGGAGCAGGAGCCACTGTTTCTGCTACCGGGGTTGGTGCTGGTGCACTAACCTCTACAGGTTGTACTGTTGCTGATGCAGCCGCCGCCATTACTGGAGCTGTTGCTGTTCCCTCAGGCTTTTGCATACCTGCTGGACGAAAGTATGATCCCCAACGATCAATATCATATGCTTGACCATCTACTGATGCTTCAAACATTTCTTTCATCACTTTTAGTTCTTCTTCACCTGGACGTTTAGGTAGGAAGTCACCTAAATTATATAAACCTTGTTCGTCAATGTCCTTGGCTTCTGCTTCTGTAAGTGCAGTTTCTTTTCTTGACCATTTACTTGTGCTATAGTCAGCATAACCACCTTTGGAAGTTTTACTGATTCTAAAGTCCAAGCCTCTAGCATAATCTGTTGGCAGTTCCTCTAGTTCAGGATCCATCAATGCACTCTTAATAATCTGGAATATCTGTGGTCCAATTATGAAACGTCTAATAGACTTATCTGACTTGTCATCTGCGATAGGATTTTCTCTTACAAATCCTTGCATAATGTAACTGCGTTTCTTCCAATACTTACGACCCATGTCTTCTAAACTTTTATCTTTGAACCATGGACGTACTTCAGAGAGAATTGGACAAGTATCACCCCACATCTCAACACAAGGAACCTGTACTTGAACACTCTTGCTGTCCATTTGTCCTTTGACGCCATTGAATGGGAGTTTGATCATTGCACGTTCAATCCAAAAGAACGTGTTGGAATTGTCTGCATCAGGAAGGAAACGTAGTGTTGCACTATCGCCTTCGTTCATATTCCAATGTGGGTAAATTGCGTTATCGCCGCCGCTTGTTTGATTACCTTGCTTGTTATCTGCCGCTGCAAGGCGAGCTCTTATTTCTGCTAATGAAGCCATTTTCTTCTCCTATTGCCTACGAGTAGCAACTACTACTCTATCATTTGCCTGTTTATGTTTGTCAACAAATAATGCAACTACATTACTTGCACTTTTATTTAGCACAGTAATATCTAAAGGTGAGTTTTTATCTGTGAAAAAGTTAAACATGACTAATAATAGCACATGCACAGGAATAGTCAAAGATTTTGGTTAAGTTTGTTAACCTTTTGCGAGGTAAAGAATTCTTTCTAGCATTGGATCACGTTCTGCTTTGAGTGCTTGTTTGCCAGTGTCGATATCTTCTATCTCTGTCATGTCTTCTGAATCTAAATCGTCCGTTGGTACATTGGTCTTACTACGTGTAGCATCTTGGTCGTTTGGATTTACAAAACTGTCTATGCCTTCTTCTACATCTGAACCACCAGCAGTTTTAACAACGTCTTGTCCGCCTAATCCCATTTCTAAACTGCGTTGTTTTCCTGCGGCTGCATCAGCTTGTCCCTGTGCATATCCACTTGCTGGTTCTTCTTGTGTAGGTGATTCTTCAATGCTTTCTTCAACATCAATTTCAACACCAAGTTCTTTAGCACGTGCCTTTACTATTTCTCTGCAATCTGCATCTGGATCTTTATCAGCTAGTTCACCAATGTTATCAAAAAGTTCGTCATCGCCGATTAAACTATAAAGTTGTTCCGAAGCATACTCGCCATCTGGTCCACAAGGCAATGGCTTTGACATAAGTTCACGTAACTTTGCCATATCTTCTTCAGTTTCGGGTAACGCCCATGTTCCTTCCATAACTTGGTTGGTCCAGTCTTCAAAAACGTCTGCTTCTCTCATTGTGTTTTCCTTTATTTTAGCCAATATAGGCAATGCTTCTTCTATTCTGCTGTCAATTGAACTGTTAACAAATACTTCTCTAACACTTTCAATTGTTTCATCTAATTCTGTTGTTTCTGCTGGGTCATAAGCAGAAAATATTTCTTTGTATCCACGCTTGCTGATCATCTTCTTGGCTTTGCGTTTCAGATCTGCATAGTGCTTTACTGCATCTTCTACTATGCCCAGTGCTTGTTCGTTTTGTGCAAATTGATTACTGCGACTTGCACGCACAAACTTACCTAGTGTGGCAATTTCGTTCATGGTTTCGCTTATGTGTAAACCAAATGCATCATATGGTGTACCACCTTCACTTACATGACGTGCCATTGCTTTAGCACCAGCAATGCTTTCAAATGGCATGCGGAATCTTTCACCTTGTGCATTCTCAACAAACAGTGCGGCAATGTTTCTAAAACGTTGTTCACCTTCTCCAATTGCTCGTGAGTGTTGTATTACTACTTTTGCTTTACCCGGCTGGTTACTGTAGCTCTTGCTTTTACCTTGAGCTTTCCATGCTTCCATTACCAAACTCTCATTGATATCAGCCATGCTAGCCATTTGATACTTGAGTTTGTTCATGTTGTTCAAACTAAATGTAAGCAGGTTGCGTTTTGCAGTTTGTCTTAGCATGGCAAGAAAATCGTACCAGTCGCCTTTGTCACCTGGATCCATACCTTTGCCTAAGTTATCACCGTAGTAGACTTCTAGATCATTGTCTCCGTTGATGAGTACAACAACTGTGCCATATTCATTTCCGTTTGTACTAAAATTAAATGAGAATAGATCTGCTTCGCTGGGATTTACTGTTGGTTTTCCCATTGCGTCCAAACTTTTTGGATCAAAGTCTTTTGTGACTAACAAATTATAAATTTGTTGTGATGCTGTGTTTTCTTGTGTCATGCACGTATTTATTAAAAGATTGCCACAAACGGCATAGGTTCTAATGTCTCCTCGCTAAAATCTGTAAGATGCGAATCCAATTCTTTGTGATAGCTGGTCAATACTTGTAACATACGTATTGCCAAAAGTGTCGCCATTACTAAATCATCAGTCTCGCCAGGCTTGCCGGCGTAACTTGTACCGTGAGCCACAAAGTTTTTGAGTTCACCAATTAAACTCGGAGAACAAATTGTCATTTTGTTTGTTTCTACAAGAGTTTTAAGTTTGGCACAGGCAGCAATTTTACTCTTGTTTGTTGTATTAAAACCTTTACGATATCTTCTTCCACTTGCACTTACTACACTACTATCACTGAGAAAGTATCCTTCAATGTTTTGTTCTCCGTACTGTTCTATGCATAACAAAGCAGCCTCGCCTATTGTATTGTTTTCAACACTATAATAGACGCTTTGTGGCTCTTGCACAGTAGAATTTATTTCTTTAACTATTTCAACCATAATTCTAATTTGTTCTGTGATTGGAGTTTTATTGTGTCTCCATTCTGCAACTTGTGTAGTTGAGTTTGCTTCGTAAACTTGTATAGCACTTGGGTCTCCACCGGTACCGAGACTAGGATCTAATGCAACTACATAAATTTTTCCTTTCTGCGGACGTTTATACCAACGTACCTGTCCAGTTTTATACAATGGCTCACGCAAGCCTTCTAGATCAATCAATTTGGTTGGAGAAATAAGTGTTTCATCAGAAATAATAAATTCACAGTCCATCTCCCGACGGAAACGTTCAACACCTAATATGTTACGTTGCTCTTCGGCCCAGTCTTCGTCTCTGTCTGGATGCTCTGTCCAGTATGCTCTGTATGCTTTGAAGCCATTGATTCCTAGTTCTTTTTGATTGCCAAACTCGTCTTCGGTTTTGTTTGCACCTTTCCATATGAATGCAAACTGATCCTCATCACTGTTTGGTGTGCTTGTAATTATAGCTCCACCACCTGTTGATAGTGTAGGCGAAATTGATGTCCAAAATTCTCTAGCTATTGTAGGACGCACAAACGCAAACTCATCACAGTACAGTAGAGTTATACTCATACCTCGTCCTGTGTTTTCAGTTGTGGTTTGTGCAACTATTCTTGAACCGTTGTCAAATTCTATTGAACCTTTGTTATAACTTGTAACACCAGCACGTATATGATCAGGGCATGCTTCATAACTATAACGAACACGTTGCATAATCTCTTGAGCACCTGCATATTTGTGAGCCGCAACTAATATTGTGCTATCTGGTTTAAACATTGCATACCAAAGCAAATAGCCAGCAGCACTTGTTGACTTCCCAGTTTGTCTTGGCATCATTGATATACTAAATCTATAATTGTGATAGGTTTTTATTAGTCTTTCTTGAAATTCCCAAGGATTGTACTGTAACTTGCCTTGTACAGGATGTTGTATGAAGAAAAAATTACGCATGAAATACTCTGGGCCAGTTACTGGATCAGCACAACGCATAAATTCTTCAAGTTGTTTTTCAGTAAATTTCATTAAATATAAAAATACTTCTACAGTTTGTAATTCTTTTGGAAGTTCACTATGAGAACAAATA